GGCAATAAAAGAAATCTTACTTAATGTGGTAATGAATTTTCGCAAAGGAGAAATAACCGACCGCAGCGCAGATCGCATAACACCAAAACGACGATTAACCCGATTCGTGTTCTTATCAAGCTTTTGCGTCGCTTCGGCCGCTTCGTCTAAGTGCTTCGCAACACCACGACTGTTTTTAGCAATACTCTGAAGCCTGTCATCCGTTTTTCCTGAAGTACGATTAAACTCCTTCTGGCGACCCTCAAGCCGCTTCAGGCGTCGTTCAATGCTAAGCAGGTCATTGTTAATATCGGAGTCTATTTCAACCCTAATTATGACTTTTTCTTCAGCAGCCATACTTCCTCACAAAAACTAAGGCCAGGAACATCTGTAGTTATTCTACAGAAATTCCTGGCCCCAGATCAGTAGCCACCACTAACATTACGGCGTTTTCTGTCCTGATCCGCACGATCCTTAGCTAAAGCTTTTGCAACCGCAATACGGATCAACCACTCATGGTAATCACAATCCAAAATTTGCAAAGGATCAGTAGAAAACGCCTCGGCTAGCCGAGCAGCAGAAATGATGCGAACATCACTTGCTAACTCCGCAACTAGCCCCTCGTAGGGTCCTCATCATCAACATCTTCACCATAACCCGCATAATCCAAAATCTTCAAAGCAACAGCCTCCAAATGTGGGTCAATCCCATAAAATGCACGAATAGCATCAGGAAGAGGCCGATCCGTCCTCGTCATCTCCATCATAACCGGAGAAGCAAACGTAACAGCGTTACCCTGCTCATCAAGCACAAGCTCATCATTAAAATAAATACCAGTCACCGTTTGCCCAACCACGTAACACGCAAACTTAACCGAATCCATTTCATCGGTCTTCCGATTAGTAGCATTACGCCGCCACGCCTTCAACTGCTCATTGGCAATATTTGGGGAAAACGAAACAGTAACACCCTTACGCTCAGGCACATTAATAAAAATGTCGTCCCGAGTAACTTCCCTAGCGATCTCTTCCTTCAACTGATCCAAAACCGTCAACCCTCGGGTAGGCGGGGCCGGTGTCGCAGTCGGAGGATTAACGACACCCACAGAAGAAGGAACCTCTAAAATGTCATCACTCATACTCATGATCTTTGATACCTCTTTCATATAAAACGGTAAGCAGACAAAGCGTACCGGGCATACCAGTATCATACAGAAATCCTGGGCACACGTCAAGTAAACAGAAAAAATCCCACCCAGCCAAAAACACTCTCAGCCAAGATGGGAAATTTTCAATTGTATATGATTATCTACCTATATCAGGCAGCGGCCACAGTACTGATTGAGAAAGTCAACGAATACGAAGCCGGGGCACCCGACGAAGCATCACCATCAGGCTCAGTAAGCCCAACAAGCAGCGCCTTCGCATACACCCGCTCCGAACCCGGTTCCTTCAAATCGCAATTCAGCGTGTACACCTTCACATCATAATAAGTCATACCAACAAGCTGCCGAAGCCGATTAAGCCTCGATGCGTCCTCGTCAGGGTCGTAAAACTTACTAACAGTAATATCGCCAATCTCTGAAGGAGCACAAAGCACCTCAGGGAACGTGCTATTACCGTCGTAAACTTTCTCAACAGCAGCGCTAATCTCACCGCCGCTTACGGTCGCAAAGTACTTCGGAAAAGGAGGCCCCGGGGAATGCCCTGGGACATCTAGAACCGGAGCAATTTCTCCGACAATTTGCCTCTGAGTTGCTTTAGCCATTTAAAATACTCCTTAGATAACAGGGGCCGACAAATTACTCTTAGTAATCGTAATATTGATAAGGTCCGCCACACCAGACACACGCACACCAACATCAGCCTTAACAAGGCCGGTGGCAAGCTGGCTAGTCGGGTTATTAGTGCTGTTGACCGTAACATTGTAGCCAGGATCAAGCAACACACCATCATCATCGTAGGCTTCAAAAAGACCACCCGCAACCCGAATGGGCTCAAGGAACGCCTTAATCGCACCACGAATTCGTCCGAAAAGATTTCCTCGTGCGTCAACCGTTTCAAACAGGTACTGTTCCATTCGGTCCGCAACCCCAACCGTAATGTAGTTAAGGGTGTCTCGCTGAGTGATGTACCGCCAGTTCGTTTCATCATTTGACACAGAGCGGGCACCATACACCCGAATAGAAGTGCCAACCTTACGCAAAGCATTAACCCTGGCGTTGTCCATAATATCACCCGTTGCCGCCGTCACATCCTGAGCCAACGCAGTGATCGTCTTAGCCGAAGAAATCTGACCGGCACCCGCACGCCAAGGTCCAGTGGCTTCCTGAACCGCCCGTGCCCTCGCAGCAGCCGCATATGAAGACGGGGCGATAGTCAAAGTGGAACCGATCAGGGCCGAAGTGCCAGTAGCCAACTCGGAAGAGTTAGGAACGGGAACCTTTACGTAAGGCCAGTAGAACGCCATATAGTGCGCACTCGAATCACTATAATAGGCTGCCGCAGCCGAACGAGCAGTAGCAGCTGAGTCGCCCGAGCTGAAATCACAAATCGCAATACGATTATTCGCCACAGCATGATCACGCAGAGCAGCCCAAACAGCAGTCACACCATTCTCAGGAGCCAAAACGGCACCACTCTTCAAATTTGGGCTAAACGCCCCATCCCCATACCGGGAAACTGCCCCCGCAGAGGTGCCCACCAAATCCTCGGCAATCGTAGTATCAGTAGGAGCAGGAGCTACACCTGTAGAAAGCGCAGTCGCCGCCAGCGAATCAGGGTTGTTAGAAGAAGTAACATCATCAGAAGCCTCAATCAAATGATTAACAGACGAAGAATTAATCACATTAATAGCATCACTCACATCAACCAAATCCCGAGTCGACAAAAGAAGCTCACCATCAAGACGAATCAAAATCCTAAACGAACCAGCAGCAATATTGCTATCATCACTATTGTTCTGCACCTGAACAGTCAAATTAGCCGACCACGGACCCGGAGTCTTAGCCTCCACAATCATAGTCGCAGACGATGCGCTGTCATTCAAAGCAAGCGAACCAACCGTTGCTGAAGCCGCCGTACCCGCATGCGCCCTACGCACATACAAACGAGAACCACCCTCATCAAAAAAAGTCTTCGCATGCATATACAGCGAATTAGCCTGATAGTTACCATAATACGTGGTGTAGTCCTGAAAAGACCTAAGCAAAAGCGGCTCATCCACCGGCCCTCGCTCTGTTGCACCAATCATGAACGCCTGACCTGATACGATGTCCGTAGTGCCGACAGGACCAGTGCGTACTGCAGTGGTGACATTAATTCCCGGCATTTTTAGCCTCCAATTTTCGTTGTCGATATCAATACGTATTGACTTGCCCTGAGGGCCAGACGAAAGTCTGCTCTGTCAAGTATTATGTTACCATGCAACGACGGAATATGGATGGAACTATCAGTCGGAATCGTTTTCTCGTGCAGCCAACGCCATTTCTTTTAACTCGTCGGGGGTAGCGTCAGGATACTCTTCTACTAGGTCTAGAATTTCCCACTGTTCAAACCCACGATAAACATCATCCCACTGATCTAGCTCGTGATTTTCCCAATCTTGCTGCCATGCAGGAATCGCTTCTACGTAAGTTTTACCACCACCTGTGATCTTTCTATACTTCGGCATACCGGGCTCTCTTCCACAACTCTACCTGCGCATTCTCCGTCATTGCCTCTGGAATGGGCCAACTAGCCCGAGGGCGCACAAGGCTGTCGGCAATAAGCCGATCAACAGAAACTTCAGTGCCACTTTCTAATGTAAACTTTTTATGCGGTGCCATCACAAATTACCTTTCTACAAACTTTCAATCTCACTATCAACCCTAGAATCTTCAATAGGTCGCCTAAACTCAAACGGTTCCCCATCCACCGAAACCCCTATCTTATTCAAAAAGTTCTTCAAAAACTTCGATACACGCTCCAGCCGAATCTCGGGAAGATCCTCAGTAAACAACTCTTCAGGAATACCCTCACTTGCATACAAATCAACATTGAAAAATTGGGCCAACGGATGTTTAACAAAAAACATACCCGGCACATGTGACAAAAACATGCTGATATGACGAACCTGCCGAACATCGCTCAAACCAACAAGCATGCCCTTTAACGAACCATTCTTTGCGTAACTATCTGCGTCAAACAACAATACTTCGTCATCGTTAAAAGCCAACGGATAATAATTGTGCGGCGGATTATTTTTCATCTAGACACCTCAACGCCCAAGCAGGTTTGCGTGTTGCTTACGAATACCCTCTAACAGCTTTTCCAAATTACGTCGCATAAGAAGATCAATAGGATCATCAGTGCCCAGACGTTCCTTAGCAGCGGCAATACGGCGCTCCAAACTTACACCCCTATTTTCAAGCCACTGAATTTTCAAGTCCTGATTCAATTTCTTTAACGTCTCCTCTATTTCCCTACGACTCTCAGACTCATCAAACTGGTTAAGAAGCTGCTTCCACGCATTTAACGCAGACTGCACCTCGGAACTATCAGCACCTCTAAGTCGAACTATCTCCTCTAGCATATCACGTTCTTCGTCAGGAATCAAGCTCATCCACCGGTCCTGCTCCTGCAACACCTCCAAAGAAGGCCGACCACTACGGTAGCCAGGAACTTGCGTATTATACTGCCCATCCAAAAACACAGTCTCCACATCAGCAATACCACTACCACCAGGCAAAAGAGCCTCATGATAACCCGAATCCCGGCCCACCTTAGAATCAGGCAACCGCCAAGACCCCGCATAACCCTCACCAAGCGCCTCATCCCGACCCAAAATCATCATCTCCATAAACCGGTCATGCGAAGTCACATCAGCAGAATTAGGGGCATTCCGATACGTGTCATCAAACACCATCCGCAACAACTCCTCATCAGAAGCATTCTCCATACCAGCAGGAACACCACCAATATTCAAAGAGTCACCGATAACAAACGTGGCATTCCTATTCGTGTCACGCTTAAACTCCACCATAGCTGTGCCGTAATCTTCCGCCGCACCACTAACTGCCTGCATGTACAATGGGTCGGAGCGCACATCATACAGAGCAAACTCTTCTGGAGTCAACTCAGCCTGACGCTGAGCAAGAATATCGGCAGCAGCCCTACGGCGGCGGGGACCGTAAGAAACCAGCCCAGAAACCGGACGTTCATTATCTGGGGTATCAACAGGAATCCCTATGGAAGTTTCGTATGCTCTACGCATCGTCGGTGGGCTAGTGGCACCAACGTCGTCTGCTCGTGTTCTCCCAGTTGGGCGACTAAACTCCAACTCGTGCGTAGTCTTAATTCGTCCATCCTCAGCGACAAGACCAATAGTCTGTGGGCTGGCACGCCAGGCAACAACGGTGTCTTCATCTTCAACATTTCTGCGTAAGAAATCTACAATATCTTTCTTCTGCTGCTCTGGGGAAGTGTTTTTCAAATAGTCGAGAATAGTTTGTGCTTCCCGGCGGTCAGCGTCAGACATTTCAACTTCTCCACCTGCGGTGCGGCGGCGGCCGGTGCGAAGCTGCTCCTCTAAGACACTAGTCTTTTCGCTAGCAAACGTAGACAGTAACTCTTCCGGCGCTTTATCTGAAGGGGGTTGGAAGTAAGCTCCGCCGCTGTCCCCCACTCTTTGCGTGACATCTCCACCCTTGCCGGTCCCATACTCCCCCCAAAGATTATCGAGACCCTCTTGAATATCAGAACGCCTACTTGCCCTATCAGAGTCAGATAAAGAATCAATATTCGACGTGGACCAATAGGAACGGTCAGGTCCCATAAACATAGGCCGCTCCGAATTGCGCCACTCCTCACTCCGCTTCGCCTGCTCATCCAAGGCTGTCTGGCTTTCTTTAAAAATATCTCTATACCTGTCGGCCTCTTCTAGTGCCTCAGCCTCAGTGAGTGGGCGGCCCCCACTTCTACGTTGCGCCCCTTCACGGGCAGCCACAGACCGTGTGTTCATAAAAACAGTAGGAGGATTATCAGGATCGTAACGGCGCTCTTCATCAAAAAACTTTTGCAGAGACTGAGAGAACTGCTCTCTCGCCTCTTCTATCTCTCTAATTTTCTCCCGCCTTGCCGCTTCGTCAAGATCGTAAACAAACTGACCACGGCCATCGGGCCGTTCCACTCGTTCCCGATACCGGTCATCCATTTCTCTAACGCTCGCCACAAAATTATCACCTATCGCTTCAGCCACCCGCAACTGACCTATAAGTTCAGGTGACGCCTCAGGCTCATCAGAACTAGACCCGTACAATCTGTCCTGGCGCTGAGAAGCACGCTTAGCGGCATCGGCATCGAACTTTCTAATACCTTCAGAAAGGGCACGCAGCGCCCTATCGCTCTCTTCCAAAAACTCCGGTGACGGCACAATGTCTCCATCATCGGCCAGCATGTTGTCTGAAGCATCGTAAAAGTTTCCGTCTTCCCCCAAATAAAAACCCCGATGCTGAGGGTGCTCTTGGAACAGTCCCACCCTACTGAGACGGGTCTCGGCACCCCACTCTGACCTATCTCTCCCAGCCAAAATATTATGGGCGACTACGTCTGCAGCCTCAGGGGACATATCAGCAAAATTTTCAGGGACAGCAACCTCAGAGTGTGGAGAAATACGCAAACCGCTAGGGAGCCCGCCGAACACAATATTACAGCTACTACTCCCTGCTCTATCTTTTAGCTCAATGCCCCTAAACGCCGATGACTCGTTTATGGGACTACCGCAAGACCTAGTTAAAACACGAGCCTTCTCTAACCATGCAATGTCGGCCGTACGTAAATACCCTAGAATATTATCATCTTCATCAGTAACTGCTGACCAGCCCTCACCTTCAGGTACATCCGTATGCACATGTACGTACCCTAGCCCCCCCTCCCCAACGGGAAATGTGTTTGGGGGGTGTTCTTTTAGCATGGCAATTACAACCTCCACGCCAGTGTGTTCGACCCCGTTTCGATCAACATACTTCTCATCAGGGTTAAACATTATGAGCGTCTCATCGAGGAGGCCCACGACGGCAGGATCATCCTCCAGTAGCTGCTTGAGACCCGGCGACAATCCCATCGCTTCATAGTCAACTTGGCGGTCCTTCCCGAGGGGGTAGTTGATATCCGAGCCTCTTCGGCGGTCACGCAACTTGGCTAGTACTCTTATGTCGTCTTCAGTTAAAACACTGAGCAGCCTTTGGAAACGAACATCCTCATCCGTCAGAGGCTCACCTATTACACCCCTTGTCGTAAGCTCTGCCCTACGCCACAAAATATCTTTGCTTTGCAGATCGCCCTTAGGGCCGTGGGATGACCTAGTTCTAAGTCTAGGAAACCGCCTAACTAAATCAGATGGAGCAGTAAGGTAAGTGTTAGTTCGTACAGCATTATGAGGGTCTGACCTAATCGGATAATCAAAACCACCCTCGACCATCACAACTTCAGATCTACGAGTTCGGATGTACTCCCAAATAGCTGCCTGCAAAACTTCAGGAGAAACGTTATGCTTCTCCGCAGTCTGCTCTAGCACCCGTTCTAGGGTATAAGACCATCCCCGATCACTGGACAACTTTTCACCCTCTAGACCCTCTATCCGTACATCGGAGCCGCCTCTAATCATGTTCTTAAAGCCAGCCCTGCCCGTGCCGCTCCCCTCCGCCCGCAGAGCAGGGGCAGTGCCACGCATAGCCCAGTTATCGTCTTTTTTCACAAAGTCAATGTACGCCTCGCCTTCTACAAACTCCGCACCTTTCTCCCTCGGTCCCGCAGTAGGCACCCACCTCCACCCACCATCAATCTTTTCGAAATCTCCACCATACTTAGCCTTGTAAGCATTTTGCCAATCTATGTTATCAGGATCAAACGGAATCTTGACATCTGACCCCTCCGGCGCAATATTTAATCGGTCTTTTCCGCTATCCTTGTGAAAAATGAAAGTAAGCACCCGATTTGGATCAATCATCCCGACCAGTACATGCGTATCCACAGCACCCCGCCGCTTAACCTCGTCACTAAACAACGACCAAAAAAACGCATCAGTTTTAGGGCCAGACAACTCGTCTATAGTTTTATGGCCATAAAAAATTTCCAACGCCCCAATAATATTGCCCGACCCGCCACCGGCCCGAATCGACCCGGCACCGGAGCTGCTAGTCAAATGCAAGTTTATCAACGCCTCCAAAGTAGGTATGTCCACCGCTTCTTCTTCGCCTTCGTTGCTCCAGGCGCTAGGCTGAACCACTAGTCTCACACGCTGCTCGTCCGTTAAAACATCTAGATGCTTCCTCAAGCTCTCAAAAGAGAAACCTTTCGGAAGGGTTTCCAAGGGACGGTCCTTGCTGTGAGGGGCACCATCAATCTCTTCGAAAACTCGACTTACCTCGTTTCGTCTTTTTATCAACAACTTCGGGGCACCATCTCCATCCCGAGTTAATTCGATTCTAACATCTTCACTTACCTCGTTTAGTTTTCCTATCAACTCATCCAACATGGCGTTGGCTTCAGCGAGTCCCTCTGGGTTATCCTTATACGCCTTCAATAAAAACTCGTGAATCGCATCAACTCTCTGCTGAAGTGTAGAGTTTGTACCCAAGCCGGGCAACCCCCTGCCATCATTTGCAAGAGTGTGAGCCATAAGACGATCAACACTAACTTCAAAGGGTTTGTCCCTACTCAAAAGATCAGCCAGCGCATTAGCTCTGCGCATATTGTTCTCCCAGTCATCCCTGGCTGACATCACCGCTATCATGCTCGCAAACTTCTTCACCCCCGCCCAGCGGCCCTCCTCTTCAGATGTCCTCCTGGTCTCCCGCACCATATGTCTAAGCACTGACACCCTATACCGCAACGACATGCGGGCGTGGTTGTAGTAATTTTGGATCTCTTCAGATTTCAGTAGGTTTGTAAACTCCTCATTTTCAAAAAGCTCATCAATTTGGCTAGCCGCCATCTCCTCAAAAAGGTCCCAGGTCATATCTTCGCCAAATATATCCTTAAGCTTTTTTAGATTCCTTTCGTCCTGCTGCCACTCCCGAAGTATCTCCAGGGCAACCTTGTCGTCGCTCATGTCTCCAATAAGCTTATCCGTTGCCTCCCCCTGCCTGTTAGCGTGCGCCCTTTTATACTTATCAATCAAATGTCGCAGAGCATGCCCACGGTCCCCCGCCTGTTCAGCTGCATCCTGGGCATCCATCGCAGCTACATCGGCGGGAAGCCGAACATCGCCCGTATTATCATCAGGGAGTAGGGCAAAAGCCTCAGCTAGCGCAGCCCCCCTGCCGAGCCGCACCCCGGGGCCACAGCCCGAGCCCGACTTCTCCCCCTCCTCCTGCTTCACACGCAAACCAGCAGGCATACCACTAGCAACATTTATACCAGCACCCGGAAGCGGACACACCGCAGCGGCCTCCGATGGCGTCCGAAACGCATACACAACATCTTCAATACGGCGATCAAAAACGGGCACACCCTCATCATCAGTTGGATAATCCCCCAAATTATCATCAAAAACAGTAACATAAAAAGGTTCCTCAGGAAGATCATCGGCCATCTCAGAAAAATCAGCATCAACCCGATCCCCCGGCGGAACCCCATCCAAAAACTGCCTCAAATTCGTAGAAACATCCTCACCATACAAATCCTCAATAAACCCAAGCCGCCTATCAATCTCATCAGGATCATCCGTGGGCTCCCACAACATCATCTCCAACCCGGCATCAGAAATACCAGGATACCTCTTACGTAACTCAGCCCGCCGATCAATCGGCGGATCAACAACCTCCGCAGCCATCGGCACATAAGGAGACTTCGGGCTAGCAATAGTCCCAAGCCTATCACCCACCGTACCAAACCTATCCCGGGCCGACAAATCATCCCGATCCCACGACGGCCTCGGAGCATTATCAACACGCTCCAACACACCGTTATCGCCACGCCTCGCCAACACAAAATTCTGCCTAAACACGTCAACGCCAGGCGGGTGATCGGCACCATCCACAACCTCAGCCAACCTACCAGCAGCATCCACCATCGCAAAAACAAACCCCTTAGGGCGCTCCCACAACGTCTGCTCCTGAATGATGCCATCAAGGTCAGCATCAGGCGGATTAGGTTTATAAGGTTCTGAACGAAGACCGCCCCAGCGGCCAGGAATAGCTGCCATAACTATATCCTATCCTGCCGTGGGCACCTTCGCCAGCGACGATGCAGAATACGCTCCTACCCCCGCCGCATTCACAGAAGCCAGACGGAACAAATACGAAGTCCCATTAGTCAACCCAGTAACGGTATACACAGGATCAGTATTGCCGGTATCAGCCACCACAGTACTCCACGTCGCACCAGAATCCGTGCTTTGTTGAATATTAAACCCAGTAATCTCATAGACCCCCCCATTCCATGTAGACTCTGTCCACCCCAAAGTTATCTGAGTATCCCCAGCAACCGCAATAACATTAGTGGGTGCATTCGGTGTAACAGGCAGCTTAGACACCGTATTCTCATGCGTTTGCACAAACCCCAAAGCGTCATGGTCCACAATTTCTTCAAGAGCTAAGTCATACGAAACGTAGCCCCCCGCCAAAAGACGCTCCCCTTTAATCAGAGTAAGATCAGAAAACTCTTCTCTAATCGTACTTTCATCAATCTTCGGGTAACACGGAACCCCAGAATCATAAGCCGACAACGACGGCCCATCCATCAAAGCTTCCCTAACAACAGTAGTCAGATTGTCACGCTGTTCAGTAACAACTTGGGCACCACCATCTCGGGCCCAAATGTAAGTGCGCATATTGTAAGTAACCCTGAACGACGGATCAGCATCAACCTCATAACCATCCCGCCGAACACTGGCCGTATTCATAACCACAGTAATAACTGTAGGCCACTTGTCCAAAGCAAACGGCTCGTATGTAAAATAGCGAACCGGTGAAGGAAGCTGAGAACTGCTCAACCCCCAATGATTCCGATATGTGATAAGCCGTGACGGAAGATCATTAGCCAAATAATTAGATACATACGCCTTAGCTAGGCGAGGACCTGACATCATTTGTCAACCTCCGATCCTAGAGAATATCGCTCAAATTACGAACCGCTGAAGCCGCCCGCTTTTCCTGCCACCCTTTACCATAAACAATCCACCCACCAGTATCCTGAGCAACGCTATTGGCAAAAGTTTCAGCCCGGACCAAAGGATTTCTAACTGGCAGCCGCCAGTTGCCTTTCTGTGCCCCATGAAAATGGTACCCAGCGTACTCTACGCTAGTACCAAACTCCATTGTCTTTGGGGTAAGATTACGAACCCCACCAGGGCCTCCCGATACCAAACTATCACGCAACGCTCCCGTGCGCTGCAGAAGATCCGCTTGGAAACCCTCTCGCCGCTTCTGAGCCCTAGTGGAAGCAGCAAGGGGAGGCCACGTCCCACTGCCCCTACTTGCAAAATGTCTAGCTTCTTCCTTCTCAATGTCTCGCAGCGCCTTCGTAAAAACTGGTGAAAAGTTGCTACTACGCCGTATCATCTGCGCAAAAAAAATTCGCAGCCTCTTCGTATCAACATCTATTTTCGTGCTTGTCGCCATACTACGACACCCTCACTCGGCGGTACTTCTTTATGCTCATAAGCTCCCGCTCAGTAAAACCTGTCTCCATCGGCGCAACATTACGGGTTGTTAAGTCCTTCAAGCCAACCACGTCATCATGCATGTTCTGCATTTCCCGGGTAGCCGCACGCAACATTAACAACTTAAACACCTTAATGTTCGCCCCATCCAGCCCAGCCGTATACGTGACCGTTATACGGTCATTTGAAAACACATCATACAAATCAATACCAAAGTCCCTAACAATATAATCAGTCTCTGCAACCAACGCCACAGCAGACGCCGTAGGAGAAGACGCTGTGCGACTAACCGACGACACCGAAATAACCGGGCTACTGTTTAGATACAGAGTATAAAATCTAGGATACCGGTAGACGCCAGAAGACATCGGGGAGTCAATCTCAGGAACCGTGGAATAGTTAAAGTGATACTGGTTACTAGGAACACCTCGGCTCTGATCAGGAATTCTATACGTCTCAGTAAACGACTGTTGCTCAATAGGGCGTCGAAGGTATGCCTCAAGTTCAGCCTGCAGCCCTTCAATCACAATTTCGGCTGCATCTTCTTGAGTGTTAGTGAACGAAATGTCCATGTATGTAACAATGTCACTTACCGTAATTAACGCCATACCTAACTACCAATCTTGCTAAGACAAACTAAAATTACCGTTGACGGCGTCGGCGGATGCTGTTGATGGCACGAGCAAGGGCCTCTCGGCCACCTCCACGGCGACGACGGCGAGGGCGGCGAGGTCTAGACGGCAAATCGGAAACATCTATCTCTGTATCATCAATATCAATTGGCTCTGGCATACTTGCCTCCTTAAACCTATC